ATATTCTCCGAGGCATCGAACTAGAAGAGAATATCAAACGATCATCCCTCCCTTGGCAAGATGAATGTGTAGCTATCCATGACTATTACAACCTCAGGAAAACGCAAGACCCGACGTTCTCGCAAGAAAACCTTGCCGAATCGCTTGGCCTATCACAACCCTACGTTTCGCAAAGGGTCATATTGGCAAAAGAGATACTTGCTGGTAACTCGCGAGTTATTGAAGCTCCTAGATTCTCAACCGCACGCGGCATTACCGAGAGGACTACGGCTCGGAAAGATGCGGAAGCGCTCGACCAGTTCAGGAAAATAGTGAGACCTGCTGGTATGTCCAACGTTGACTCCATCCTCAATCTCGACTTCAACGAATGGGCCAAGACCTATGACGGACCTAAGTTTAATTTCATTCATTGTGATTTCCCTTACGGCATTGAGGCTGACAGCTTTAACCAAGGAAGCGCGGCGACACACGGCGGCTACACCGATACAGCGCGCACGTATGCGGTTCTATGCGAGTCTCTTGTTACTAACCTCGGCCGTCTTACAACTGACTCATGCCATTTTATGTTCTGGTTCTCAATGTGGAATTACAACTCCACTCTTGACTACTTCCGCGGGCATTCTGATATTTCTCTTGACCCTTTCCCTTTGATCTGGGTCAAGAGCGACAATGTGGGGATACTCCCTGATCCGCAGCGGGGGCCAAGGAGGATATATGAAACAGCATTCTTTGGCTCGCGAGGTGACAGAAAGATTGTATCTTCTGTCTCGAACGCGTACTCTGCGCCGACAGATCGAGGCTTTCATATGTCAGTCAAGCCTGAGCCTGTCCTCCGTAACTTCTTCCGAATGTTTGTTGATGAGTCTACGCTTATGCTCGATCCTACTTGCGGAAGTGGAAGCTCGCTTAGAGCAGCAGAGTCCTTAAACGCTCGCTTCGTTCTTGGCCTTGAAATCAACAACGATTTCTGCGAGCAGGCCAACAGGGCATTGAAGAATGCCCGCATTCTACGAAGGCCGAAATGAAGATAGCTATAATTGGAGAGGCTTGGGGCCGGTACGAGGAAGCCGTGAGGATGCCCTTTGTTGGGCCGTCTGGTCACGAGCTAACTAAGATGCTGGAGAGGGCGGGCATCAACCGTGCCCACTGTTTCCTAACCAACGTCTTTAATTTCCGCCCCCAGCCAAACAACGACATCGAAAACCTCTGTCAGAAGGAGCGGGCTGGTGGCTTTACTTCTCTCAAGGCTGGTAAGTATCTTCGTCCTGAATACTTTTCCCACGTATATCAACTCCATAAGACACTTCGAGATCTTAAACCAAATGTCGCTGTCCTGCTCGGAAATACGGCAGCTTGGGCGATCTTGGGTAACTCAGGGATTGGGAAGATCCGCGGCACAGTTACCTACTCGAATGTCATTCCCGGCCTCAAGTGCCTCCCAACCTACCACCCCGCAGCCATTCTACGTCAGTGGGACCTACGTCCAATAACAATCCTCGACCTTGAGAAGGCCAGACGGGAAAGCGAATTCCCTGAAATCCGTCGGCCACACCGGACCATCTACATCGAGCCCAGCCTTGCAGACATGGAGTGGTACTATGACAACTTCCTCAGACCGGCCCGGCGGATCACCTTTGATATTGAGACCCGGGGACAACAAATTACTTGTATTGGATTTGCTCCAGACCATATGTCAGCGCTTGTTATACCCTTCGTTGACGACCGAGCAGCGACAGGAAGTTATTGGACATCTGCACATGATGAAGAACGAGCCTGGAATTATGTACGTGACGTGCTCAATTGCGACAAGCCCAAAGTCGCACAGAACGGACTTTACGATATCAACTTCCTTTGGCGATCCTACGGCATTACAGTGAAGAACTATGAGGACGATACAATGCTTTTGCATCACGCCCTCCAGCCCGAAAGTGAGAAGGGCCTCGGCTTCCTTGGCAGCATCTACACAAACGAAGCCTCTTGGAAGATGATGCGGACAAGAACCAAAGATATCGCAGTGAAGAAAGACAAATGAGAGTCATCGTTGAAAGCCCATTCGCAGGAGGTTGGCAAAATGTCTTATACGCCCGTCAGTGTGTCCTTGATAGTCTATCCAGAGGAGAGTCGCCCTACGCCAGTCATTTACTGTACGCTCAAAAAGGGATGCTGGACGATAAGGACCCTGATCAACGACGACGTGGGATTGCTGCCGCTGACGGCTGGCTTGCAGTCGCGGATTACGTCGCTGTGTACTGCGATCGAGGAGTTACAACGGGAATGCTCCTTGGAGTTATCAAGGGAGCCCGGCTCAACAAGCCCATCCACCTCCGATGGCTCCTCCCCCAAACCCGAGAGGTGATCGTCGATGCGTTCGATCAAGACTCACGAGTTATCGCAGATCGACTTGCTCAAGCTGAGTGAGATAGAAAAGCTTTGGATTTATAATGGGCTGGACTGCTGTGTCACGTCCGAAGTCCTCGATGCTCTATTGCCTGACCTCGACAACATGACCCGGCAGACTTATGAGTTTGAGAAAGAACTTCAGGCCCCGGTCTTGGAGATGAAGCTTCGGGGCATACTCGTGGACAGGAGTAAAGTCGATGAGGTCATCAACGAGTACCAACGAATCTATACCCGAGTTGAAGAGAACCTTGTTGAGATTGTTCGAGAATCATTTGGACTGCATGATTTCAACTGGCGATCTCCACTCCAGCTCAAAAGCCTCCTGTATGAAACAATGCAAATACCTCCTGTTAAAAAGCGAAATGCCAAAGGTCTCTACGAACCCACCGTCAACAGAGATGCTCTCGAACGCCTTGCCGGATCATACCTTCTCACAAAATCTATTATCAGTCACGTACTCCGGCTTAGAGACATTGGAAAGAAGGTTGGAGTTCTTAAGACGAATATTGATAGTGATGGACGAATGCGAACATCCTACAACATTGCCGGGACCACCACAGGACGATTCTCGTCAAGTCTTTCTGACTTTGGAACTGGAACAAATCTCCAGAACATTGAAGAACTTCTCCGCTCGGTTTTCGTAGCCGACCCCGGAATGAAGTTCGCCTACATCGACCTCGAACAAGCGGAGAGTCGTCTTGTCGGAGCTATTGAATGGAACCTTCTCAGCGACGGTCGGTACTTGGATGCCTGCGAAAGCGGTGACCTTCACACTACAGTTTGCCGACTTGCGTGGACTGAACTCCCGTGGACAGGAGACCTTAAGAAGGATAGAGACATTGCTGAAGCACCCTTCTACCGTCAGCACTCATATCGCCATATGGCAAAGGTACTCGGACACGGAACTAACTACAACGGTAAGCCTTACACTATGTCCAAACATACACACCTCGACCCCAAAACAATTGGAGAGTTCCAGTTCAAATACTTCATGGCCTTCCCGGCGCACCAGCGCTGGCATGGCCACGTCCGCTCGGAACTCTATACTACAGGAGGCATTACTACTGTCACTGGCCGCCGTCGCTGGTTTTTTGGGAGGCGTGATGACGACGCTACTGTTAGAGAGGCTATAGCATATGACCCTCAAGGCTCTGTCGGCGATATCCTTAACCGCGGTATGCTCGCGGTGTGGAGACTTAATATTTGTCAGCTATTGCTGCAAATCCACGACGCTATTCTTGTGCAGTATCCAGAGGAGAATGAGCAAAGTATCATCCCCGTGTTGCTCAAAGCCATTGAAGTTCCAATATACCTTCGCAACGAAAGAAAGTTAATTATCCCGGCTGAAGCCAAAACTGGATGGAACTGGTCAGTTGAATCCGCCCAAAATCCAGACGGCCTTAGAAAGTTTAGTGGTACAGACAACCGGACCCGCCATCGGCAGGCGCCTTCCCAATTGGATAGATTCCTTCGTCAGATATAGTTCACTGATCCAGTCGCCGGAGATATTTCGGCGATGGGCTGCTCTCAGTATGATCTCGTCTGTGATGGAACGGAAGGTCTGGACGTTTTCTAAGGGTTCGATACTGTACCCAAATATGTACGCCATACTTGTCGCACCCCCAGGTGTCGGCAAATCGAACGTCTTGAAGGTCGTAGAGACCACCTTGAGGGCCGTCCCAAACATCTTCGTCGCACCCTCATCCTTAACTACCGCAAGTCTCATTGATTCAGTAGCTTTGTCAAAGCGACAGATAACCACCCCGGGTCAGGCCACGGCCATCCAAGAGTTCCATGCAATGCAGACAGTGGCCTCTGAACTCGGTGTGTTCCTGCCGATCTACGAAGGCGCCTACATGAATACCCTGACGAAGCTTTATGATGGAGAGCATTATGAGGAGAGGCGTCGCACGGGCAAGGTTAACCATCTTATTATTGAGCGTCCTCTCCTTAGTATTATTGGCGGCACTACTCCTAGTTATCTCAATTCTTTTCTTCCCGACGGAGCGTGGGATCAAGGATTTACATCACGGACCATCTTCATCTTCTCGGCAGAAATTATTAAAACACCTATCTGGGGAAAGCGAGAAGACTACGACCGGGTCGCCAAGCTCCAGCCCGAACTCGTCGAGGACCTCAAGTCCATAGCCCAAGTCTACGGCGAGATGATCTTCTCCGAAGAGGCTCAAACAGCCATCAACGAATGGTATCAGGTCCAGGACCTAACCCCCATCCCTGAGCACCCCAAGCTCGCCCACTACAACAGCCGCCGGCTCGCCCATTGCCTCAAGATCTGCATGGCCCTCTCAATGTCCCGATCGGCAGACCTCTTTGTCACGCTTGAGGACTTCCTAGTTGCCCGGCGCTGGTTGCTTGAGGTCGAGGCTGTCATGCCCGACATCTTCAGCGCGGTCACTAAGGGCGTGGATGCTAACACCCTCGACGAGGTGACGTTCTTTGTCAAGCGGGTTTACTACAAGGATGGGAAGAAGCCGGTGAGCGAAAGGCTCATCCTTGAATTCTTGCGCGATCGGATGGCCTTACCCAACATCAAGTACGCTATCCAACTCCTTGAGTCCACCGGGGCCATCGTGAGAGTGAATGTCAGCGGGCTGTTTGGCTTCCGGCCAGTGGACTAAGGCCGCTTGCCCTTATCCTGAATTGCCAATATCCCACGTGCCCATTGCATCTTAGTCTCGGGGTCCATCTCGTCCTCTCTGATCTGATTCAGGAAGGACGTGGTGTCAATGGTCTGGTTGGTAATGCCGGGGAAGCCGGTCGCAAAGGCCGTAAACGCAGCAATATGGGCTATTGGGTGCTTGGCTGGCTTCTTAGATACAATGTCTTTCCAGACCTCATACGCGCTGGCCATGAAGGGATCAGCAGCAGAGGCTTGAGGCTCTCGACCGTGGATCATAGCATAGACAAGGTTGTTAACTCCTGGGACCGTACCCGCTAGCTGGGCTGCCCCGGCCTCA